AGATCTATCTAAAATAGTTTAAGGGTATTCTATGGTCATTAGATCGGAAATTATCGGCATATAAATTTACCTTTAAAAGATTTTTTTACAAAAAACTTGAAAAACTCCACATAATACAGATATAGTTATTGAATTCCCTTAAGGGATCATTAAGGTATCATTAAAAATAATATAGGAGTATTATTATGACATCTAAAAAATACACACACAAAGTAAGCGTAGAAAAACCTTTTATGCCAAAAGGTGCTTATGTCATTACACCAAACATGAACTCTATTGAAGATGCTTTTCACAGAACGCAAAAGCCTTCACTAGAAGAATTACAAAAGTGGGTTGGTGGTTACATTCAAGTTATGCCAGGTACTATCAATGGTCATAAGTTCGACATGGTCATGGATGAAGAAGGCAAGATGAAAGAAGGCAACAAAATCAATTATGTTGCAACTGCCATGATGAACTTAGCATGGGGTATTGACATCACCAAAGGTGACGAGGTAGCCGATGTTGTTGTGGGTACAGTCGTAGTCTTAAAAGGGTACAAGGTCTAACATGAACTTATTTGAAAGGTACGGTATTAACTTGCACGAAATTTTAAATCCAATCAGATGTAGTTGGTGTGATGGCAACGGCATCCGAACTGTGCATGAGGATTTTGAAAAGCCTTATGAAACTTGTAAGCAGTGTGATGGTCATGGATATTTTACAGGGAGAGGTAGAAAGTTTTCTATCATCCCTGCATTTGATGACATCAAGAAAGTTTACAGCAAAGACCACAATGGCAATCAAGTTATTAGATACAATTATATCTACAAAGGCAAGATTGTCGGATCATTAACTCAAGAAGAATATGAGAGGGAGGTTACCAATGGTTGAGTGGAAAGAAATATCATCTTTTGATGATGAGAAAATCTGGGTTTCTTCAATCAAAGTCATGAAGTCTAACGCAGGTTATTATATCGGAACAAGCTACAAAGAGTGTTTCGATAGTTGGTTAGAATTACCTTATAGCAGAGTATCGCAAGAATACTTTTCAACAGAGGATGAAGCTATCTCTGCTCTTATCACAGGTAATTTTACCAAGAGAGATTTGTTAGATCTCGAGGGAGTGTAATTGAAGACTTATACAATCAAAATCCGAGAGGATCAAATGCAAGAAATTAAGAGTGATATTATTCTTAAAGGCATGGGCGGTAAGTTAGAGCACGATGTTACAGCAAGAATTATCGGCAAACTTATCAACGATCAATTAGTTAAAAAGGGAGTCAAACTATGAAGATGATACGCAGTGGTCATTACCAAACCACTATACCATTTGGGCACCATAACGATCTAGTTGTAAACATTGTTAAGGTGCAATCTAAGTATGAGCATAAGATCATTACTTGGAGATTAACAATAGCTGATACTCTAATCCAAAATGAGTATCGCCAAGACTTTAAAAGCAAAGGTTGTGCAGTAGCCAAAGCTTTCAAAGTTTGTCAAGATATCTTGATTTCAGATATCCAAATTAAATGCAAGAAAGCATTTCCAGAAAAATTTAAGAAAGGAGCAGTCAATGGCACAGCAGAAAGCGGAAAGACCACCGAGAGGGCTATTCCAAGCACGACACTATAATTGGATGGCAAAGACGATAGCAAGTATGCAATGGAAAGACGAAGATGAGTATTTTACTTTCGTCAATTCATTTGCAGAAAAACTACAACAAGAAGCACCTTATACTTTTCAAGCTAAGAAGTTTGTTGATGAGGCGTTTTATTTACCAACGAGCAGAGCAAAGAGGGGGTAATATGAAATATAACTTTAGACATATCATAGACCAACTAATGAAAAAGCACGGATGGTTAAGAGTACCACTATATAGGAGTGAAGTTAAGAATGTTAAAACTAACAATTCTAATGTTGTTCGGTTTAATTTTAACAAACTGCATGTATCAACCGAAAATTGATACCGCAGGTCGAAGCGGAACTTTTGATAGTTCACAAGCCGTGCAAATAACAAATGACTTACAACACTGTGAGCATTTGGCAAAGCAGAACACGAACACTTTAGTCGAAACACCAAAGTATGTTTACAACTATTATGTTCGTGCATACTTTCTCTATCTTTTACCAGAAAGAGAATTAACTTTTCCTAGCATTTATAAAAAATGTATGGAGAATAGAGGACATAGCGTCTTAAAATAGGAGTAATAATAAATGAAAGATGACTTTATTAGTGCAGTTGCAGGGGCAAGCCTTGCACAAAAACTGTATTACATAACAAGAACTGTGCAAACGATTAACACAGAAAAATCAAAAGGTGTACCCTACAGAATTGTAACCTTTAACGAGGTAAACAATAAAGTTAGGGAAGCCTTAAAAGACTGGAGGGTATTGATTGTACCCAAGGTGACTAATCACGAAAAGAATGGCAAGGAAACAATCGTAACCATGTCAGCAGATATTATCAATGTAGACAAGCCAGATGACCGCATGACAGTAGACGGATATGTAGGTTATGGGATTGATAATAGTGATAAGGGTAGCGGAAAAGCTATTAGTTATGCTTACAAATATTTATTAATGAAATTATTTTTAATGGATATTGGTGATGATGAAGAATCTGAGCATAGCAATCCTGTCAATACAATTAATAACAAAACATTAGGGAAGGTAGAAGAAGATGACGATTTGGATTAATCTTTTTAAGAACGATAAGACGGAAGAAAGACAACCCATCTACAAGAACAATAAGGTAACAGTCCAAGAGAGTGTTACCTTACAGAAGGGAGTTGTTTACCAAGTTGCAATGTGGAAAGACGATAGCAAGGTAGACAAGAATGGTAATCCGTTAAAGATGGTAAGTATTAAGATTGAAGAAAATACTTATGATGCACCAGAGCAAACAAAATCTGATTTACCAGATGATGACATCCCGTTCTAGAAAAGCAATCAAAGATAAAAAATATATGCAATGGGTGGTAGAAAACCGCCCTTGCTTCGTTTGTCAAAAGACACTTGGGATTATAAACAATCATCAAATACAATTTCATCATTTACAAGGTAAGTATAGATTAGGTGCAATGATACGAGATGATAGTGTTGGTTTACCAATTTGCTATCCGCACCATCACGAACTAACTTTTAAATATGGTGAAAGAAAGTATTGGGATGAAGTGTTAGAACTTGATCCTAAGGAGTTTGCTGATAACTTATATAAATATTATAGGAGTAATATATGTCACAGAAAAAGCTAATAATTAAGCATTTAAATAAGCATAGAACGATAAATCCATTACAAGCACTAAATTTATATGGGTGTTTTCGTTTGGCGGCCAGAATATCCGAATTAAAGGATATGGGGTTTATTATCGATACTACATTTGAAGTCGATAAGCATACAAAAAAGAAATACGCAGTTTATTCCCTAGGTAAATATGCGTAAGGAAGTATTTGAGAAGTGGGATTTACTCCCACTTTCTCACAGTAAGTTGGCATCATTCAAACAATTTCCTTGCCAATTTATTATTAACAAAATCTATAAATTAGACACAGGCGATAACCCTAGTATGTCAGCAGGTCGTAATGTTGAGAAAGCATTGTACCGATATTTGACTGAAGGGGAAAAGAACAAACAGGAAATCGTGTCAGAGTGCATTGATAATTTCTGTAAAGATATGGAGCCTTATCAATATGATACTAAGGTCATCAAAAAGTTCTGTGAGGATTTAATTCCTAAATGGATCAATCAATCTTGGCAATTAACAAACAAGAACTACAAAATCCATTCTTACCAAGAAAAGATAGAAACAGAAATACTTGGCATCCCTTTTATCGGATATACAGATTTTATCTTTGACTTAGATGAAGAACTGCTAATTTATGATTTAAAGATAAAAAAACAAATGCGACACACAAGGTCAGAGATACTACAACAGCTTATCTACAAAAAAGCCTTAGAAGAAAAATACGATAAGAAAGTATCTTGTAGCATTTTATCTTGCACACCAACCAAGTATGAGATTACAGAGGTTGAGGAAGAACAAGATCATTGGGTAGAGATACACAATAATATCAAAGGATTATATACAGTCTTAGAGAAGTGCGAAACACCAGAGGAACTAGCATTGATCTATCAACCGATTGTAGATTCTTGGGAGTGGAACGACAACAACATACAAATACGAAGGGAGATATGGGGAGTATGAGCAGTATGCCAAAAATGAACTTATGGATAGATGCTTTTAATTCTGACACTTGTTTTCTAACAAATGAAGAATTAGGCATTTATTTTCGATTAATTTTCTTTGCATGGTCAAGAGGGGGATATTTGCCAGATGATATTGATTTTATATATTGTTTGGCTCCAAACGCAGAGGAAAAGACAGTAGACAAGATACTCAAACTTTATTGGCAAAAAGACGATAAAGGTATCTATCAGAAAAGACTAAGAGAAGAATACGCAAGAGCATTATCCATTACAGAAAGAAATAGGACAAATGGTAAACTTAATTTGGGTAACCCAAACGAAACCCAAAGCGAAGCCTCTAAGTCTATATCTAAATCTATATCTAAATCTAATAATAATATAATAGATAGACATTTTGATAAATTTTGGGAAGGCGTTTGCTACAAAGTCAGTAAAGGACAAGCAAGAAATAACTACAGAAAACTACACCAAGATTGGTGGGAAGAGCCTCAAATGTTATCAGAAAGATATAATAAATATTATGATAATCTGGCCGACAAAAAGTATGCACAACATCCTAGTACTTGGTTATCTGCAGAAGGATATGATAATCAAGGTGTTGATCGTAAAGAAAAGTCAGAAGAAGAAATGAAACAATGGAAATTTAATCAAGATTTAGACATGAGAAAAAAAGGCATCAAACCATTGTCATGGTCAGTCGGATATATAAGAGAACTAGACGAGGCTATTGCTAAAGAAAATTAATTAGGTATAGTGAGCCTATTGTGATTATAGACTTTGATGATAAATTTAGGCAGAATTTCTATACCATAAAAGAAAAAGATGGCACATTTACAGCTGTTGTAGCCTTTAAAAACTGCAAATCTGAATTTGATGCTAATTTTATTCTTAATGCTATAATGACTGAATTATCATTAATTGCAGAACAAGAACAGAAAACTAGGACTATTCATTAATGGCAACAACAGAATTTGCAGTAGCTTTATCAGATATACAACAATATCAACCAGATATTGCAGGCTTTGGAATTACAGATTTTGATACACAAATGCAACACGCAGAAAATGATGTCATTAGACAAATCCGTGAGGAATGGTGGGAAAGATATCGACACACAGTCAGATACAAAGATATTACTAAAATAACATCAATAGAAATGGATAGTGCAAAGCTAACAAACTCACAATGGACTAGGTGTGTAGTTTATAAATCTTTAGCAGAATATATCTATCCCATGCTTACAAAGTGGAAAACCCCTGATGGTGGCGAGGATGCGTTTCAAATACAGATAAATTTTTACCGATCTAAATATGCAGAAGAATTTCAAGCCGTTCTAAGAGATGGTGTTGAATATGATGAGGATGGTGGCGGTACAATTTCTACTGATGAAAAAGAACCTATCCACCATTTAAGACTTGTTCGATAGTCAAATCAAAGACAATACTATTGAGATTATAAAAGATCTCGAGAATATCAAAAAGAAAGCACCTCAAAAGATTAGACAAGCATTATCTTTTGTATCTGCTATGCAGGTTAGAAGGATAAAAACAAGAACTAGAGCAGGGATTAGTTCAACAGGATCAAAATTTGCACCTTATGTTAAAGGTTATGGAAGTAAAAAAGAAAGCGGTTTTGTTGATTTAACAGATACAGGACAGATGCTTGGATCAATGACTTTTAAAGCATCCCAATCAAAAGGGGAATTATTCTTTAGAGGTAGAGAACAAGTTGACAAAGCATCAATACATGATTTATTTGGTGCAGGAAAAAAGAAAGTTGTAAGACCATTCTTCAGAATAAATAAAAAAGATGAACAAGTTATTAGAAAATCATTCGCAGATATAGTAGGCGGTATAGTAAATGTCTAAAAGAGAAAATATTGCATCAGATATAATTACCAAGCTAACTGCTGTTAGTTCACCGATTACTTTTAAAAAACTTACTAGAGAGCCTTTTGATCCAGAAGAATTAGCTGATCCACAATTCCCTAGTGCATACATTCAAACATCAGATGAAACTAGAGAAGATTTTGCTATGGGCAGTAATTCAACAGGAAAGCGATCTGGAACTATTGATTTTGTTATTGTTGGTTATGTAAAAGGCGGAACATCTAATATTGACACATTAAGAAATCAGCTTATTGAAGTTGTTGAAGAAACACTTGACAATGATATAACTAGAAACGGAAATGCTATTGATACACAGATTGTAGAATGTAGCAGTGATGATGGCGTTCTTTACCCTATCGGTGGAGTAAGAATAGTCGTTAGATGTTTATACGATTTTACGAGAGGTAGTGCTTAATGAAAGATGTAGAAATGACAAAAGGCACAGACAAAATTATTTGTAGTGCAGATAAAGTTGAAAAGTACACTAAATTAGGGTACAAGATAAAAGGTCAAGAAAAAGTAGTTGAAAAAAAAACTATTTCGATTAAACCTAAATTAGACAAAGGAGAAGAATAGATGGCAACACATCACGGAAAAGAAGGCGTTGTTAAAACAGGCTCAGATATTACAGCTGAGGTTACAGGTTTTTCATTAGAAACCACAGCAGATGTTGTAGAAGATACAGCATTAACTGATACTGCAAAAACATATCTTGCAGGAAGAACTGCTTTTAGTGGAACTATTGATATGCACTATGATGAAACTGATACCTCACAAAATGCTATGGACGCAGGAACATCATTGACTTTTACTTTATTACCAGAAGGTAATACATCAGGCGATGAAAGTTTTAGTGGTAGCGGTATCGTAACATCAATGTCAGTTTCAGTTTCTCTTGATGGAGTTACAACAAGATCAGTAGCTTTTCAAGGAACAGGTGCTTTAACAGTAGGTACAGTCTAAGAATAGATGTCAGATAAAGTAGACTTCTTTGAGGGAGTCAAAGGGCATTTCGAAGCCTTAGAAACTAAAATAATTGAAGTTCCTGAATGGGGGCTTGAAGGTGATAAAGCTATTTATGCAAAGCCTTTTAATATGTTAGAGAAGTCTAAGATATTTAAGGGTGCTACCGATAACGACATCAATGTTCTTATTGATGTAATCATTGAAAAGGCTCTAACAAAAAACGGTGATAAGATGTTTGGTTTAGAGCATAAACTACCTTTTAAGGTCAAAGCCGATACAGATATCATAGCCCGAGTTGCTACTCAGATTATGAGAAATGAAGATGGCTCATCCTTAAAAAAAAAGTAAAAGAAACTCCAGAAATTTATAATGTCTTGGCTATAGCCGAGAGACTTCATAAGAGCGTTGCAGAAGTATTGCAAATGTCTACTTATGAGTTTATGTTGTGGTTAGGTTATTTCGAATTACAGAAAGAAGAACTTGATACACAACGAAGATTAGCACAACATGGCAAACGATAAAAATCTCAATATTAATATTGTTGCAAAGGATAAAACGCAACAAGCTCTACAATCTGCGCAAACTAATCTACAATCAACCAAAAATTCTGTAATTAATCTTAAAAATGCCTTAGTAAGTCTTGGAGCAGGATTAGTTCTTAAATCCTTTGTAGATGTTGGAAATCAAGTAGAAAATCTACAAGTAAGACTAAAATTC